AGTCCTCAATGATATACTCTACACCATCAAGATTAATAACTGGCTTTTCTTTTTTTTCTTTAGCCATTATGTGACTCCTTGTTAGTTAATTATTTTACAAAATACATTTCAACTTTATCTGAAACGTCATTCATTTTAATCCAATGTGATGCAACTGGCTGACCTTTAGTTATTGGTATTTGACCAAGTAAACCAACTATGTGCCATTCAGTTCTTTTTTCTCTTGATTGGTATGATTTACTTACATCGTAGTCAGGATTTAATTTTTGCCTTTGTTTATCCATTTTAATTACTTTAGCATCTTTAGGTGCAGTAACTCCATCTGGAAGTCTATCGCTATGATATTTATGCTTTCTATAATACTTGTCTGGAACAGCATCTACAGCATCTACTGCTGGCTCTATCTCTTTTCCATCCTCATCTAAAACAGCATCTTTTGCTTTAATTGCTTCACTGCCTTTGACCTTTGAATCTTCAACTGAACCACCTAATGCTCCACCAGTTTCATCTTTTCCTCTTTTATTATATTCTTCAAGTGTGATTTCTTCAGTCCATTGTACCTTAGTATAATCTTCCCAAATATTTGCACCATAATCATCTTTCATAAACATACCTTCCCAATGAAACATTTGACCACCACCAACTATTTGATTTCCAGATTTAGGTCTTATAACTCCTAATGGAGTATCCCCATCAGAACAAGCAACTATTTTATTTCCATCAAGTTTAACTGTTGTGCCTACTGCAATTTCTTTACCATCTTTACTTTCAAAGTATTCTGCATAGTCCATTGATTGAGAGGCATTTATTGTTCCTTCAGCATTTACCACACCAGTTACCAAAACTTCAAATCTATCTGTACTATTAGCAACATCAGTAGTATCAATAAATTTGTCACCATTTCCATCTAACCTCATATAAAAAGAAGTGACTCCCCCAGAAGGATTAGTATCAGAATCTATATCCATTCTAAAGCCATATACATCATTACTTAAAGTGCATCCACTTTCAATATCAACACTAACGTACGAACCATAAACATTACTATCTACTGTACCAGCATCAACATCTGTAGTAGTGTGTAAACCATAAATATCATTAACATCTGTACTTCCTGCCATTTTTGCAACTGAAGTAACTCCTCGTATATTATTTGATTCACCTGCTGATGCTTGTGAATAAGCCAAGAAATGCCCACCTATTAAGGAATAATAAAATGCATCACCATCATTAAAGGTTATTGATGTATCCTCTCCATAGAAATCATCACTTGCATTTGTTGACCCAGCAGTTTTAGTATGAGTATTTTGCAAACCAATATATGATACTGATGTGTCAATAGTAGAATTATTATTTAATATTTTACCACAACGAACTGCGGCTTTACTATCTTCTGACATATAAACATCATTTACATCTCCATTGCCAAGTGTTACTGTGTTATCTCCTTGCCCTGTTGCGTGGTATCCAATCACTATTTGATTTTCTCCACCACTTGCATCTGGTGCAGTGGTATGACCTATAAGTGTATTATAATCTCCAGTTGAAAGAACACCGCCAGAATCTGCTCCTACTGCCACATTCTTTATCCCTGTACTAATATTTGTTCCGCTCAAATATCCTAATGCTGTATTAGCATTGTGATTACCACCATCTACATTTAGCAATGCTTGATAACCTATTGCTGTATTTCTATCTCCAGTATCTTCTGTACTAAGGGCTTGGTATCCGATTGCTGTGTTGTAATCTCCTGTAGATACTGCATCTGCCGCTTGATAACCTATCGCCAAATTACCAGTTCCAGATGTTAATACTTTAAGAGCCTCATATCCTATAGCAACTGTTCCATCAGCGGCCGCAGTCATTGCCCCCGTAGCGGCTTGTGAACCAACAATTACTGTCTGGTCTACTAAACTTGAACCACCAAGCGCATCTGTTCCTATTGCTGTGTTATGAGTTTGAGCGCCAAGTGAATCTCCAGCGTCTCTTCCAATAAGAACATTAAAGTTCCCTGTTGTTAAAGAGATTCCAGAATCTTTACCTACTAAAACATTTCCTTCAGCCGCTCCTTCCATATCTCTACCAGCGTTTGCACCTAAAGAAATATTATCATTACCAGTTAATGCTGTGCTTGAATTTCCACCTAATGTTTTTTCACCTATTCCAAGATTGTTTGCACCTGTGGTAACATTTAAACCACTTAAATATCCGATTGCCAAATTTCCTGAACCAGATGACATCTGCAAAAGAGCTTTATATCCTATAGCAATCGCTGTATTGGCAAACCTTGCATTTGAACTATTACCAACGTGTTCATTTAATGCTCCATAACCAATACCTATTGAGCCATCAACTGAATCATCATTTGCTAATCTTAATGCTCCACTTCCAATAGCAATATTAAAAGAGCCAACTTGATTTGTTGTCAGAGGTGCTTGAAATGTAGAAGTATCCCAAGAACCTATTGCGACATTAGCCCCACCAGATGTGTTGTTTTCTAACGCAAAAGCTCCTACTGCGACATTAGATTCTCCATTTGTCAGGTCAGTCAATGCCCAGTAACCAAGTCCAACATTGTAATCAGCATCATCTGTTTGTGTTCCAGTACCTCCAGCCTTCTCACCCACAAAGACGTTGTAATCTCCAGCACCATCAGAGTCTCCAGCATCTTTACCAAATATAGTATTTGATACACCACTATCATTATTAGAAAGTGAGATTCTGGAGTTGGAGTCAAGTACAAGCCTATCTCCTGCTGTACCATTGGGGTCATAAAAATGTAAATTCTCATCAGATGTTTCTCTTAATCCAATGAACCATTTTTGATTACCACCAGTCCTTGCTTCAAAACCAGCAAAGTCGCTAGTGTCTACTCTGTCTACTATTATTCTTAAACCACTACCAGCAGTAGTCATTATTGCTTCTATATTACCATTAGCAACTGCTAATTTCTCACCGGGTGAGGTCTCGCCTATACCAACATTTCCATCACCTCTGACTACCATTTTTGTTGAACCAGCTAACTGAAAATTGATTAAAGCATTTGAATTAGTCCAATCGTTGTTTATATATAAATTCGTATTTCCACCATTGTCGAATTTTATTTCTGCATATTCATTAGCGTTTTGATTGCTGTCTGTTAATCTTATACCTGTTGAGCCGTGAAGATGAAACTGAGAATCTGGGTTTGCCGTTCCTATACCAATATTTTGATTGGAATCTATATGCATAGCTAGAGTATTTGTATTGTCTTGAGAAGTGTAGAAAGCGAGGTAAGAATCCATATTATCTGCACTTGATGTGTGATAATCTGTATCTTTACCAGCACGAATCGCACCAGCGTTCTTAGTTGCATAACTAACACCACCATTTGTACTGCCTTGAAAATTAAATTCTATATCTGCTGTCTGCCCTGTTTCACCAGAACCAGTCTCATCATTATTATGTATTTTTAATAAAGTGTGTGATGCGTTTCCATTGTTGCTTTGTAAGGTTGTAACACCAGCAAAAGTAGTATTCCCAGAAGAGTCAATAGTCATTCTTAAATTATTACCACCAGTTCCTAAACGAATATCGCCTTCACTTCTAATACCAAAAGAATCAGCACCCGGTGAATCTCCTGTAAGAAAATCTTGAGCATCACCAATAAGAGCTAAATTTCCATTAGTAGTATCTTCAAATAGAATAGAGGGTGTAGCAGATTTTATATGAAGTGGTTGTGATGGGTCTGCATCCCCTGTTCCTATTCCAAGTTTACTTCCAGAAGATAAAACTAAATTACCATTGATTATTTCATCGTAGTTGCCAGTCGGATTACCATTAACAATTAAATCACCATCAATAGTTACATCACCAGAAATCGTACCTCCAGCGCTTAAATTTTTTGCTGTATTATTAGTTATCGAACGAAACATTTTAGACCTCTACTAATCTTAGGGATTTAGTTCCAGCCGAAGCTACTTGCTTAAAATGAACTGTAATTGCTGTATCTGCGCTAGCTTTTAAACCATTTGGGACACGAATGCTCATAAGTGTCTGAGCTGGTATAATTACATCGTTAGCAGTAGATACTGTATCGCTTGTTAGTTGGTCAAATCTTATATAAACATCTGAATCAGAATAAATCAAGATTGAGTTTGTGCTAGCATCCAGCGTTTTAGATGCATGAGCTGCACTTGATATATCAAGTGCGCTAGAAACGCTCCAACTAGCTGATACATCGGCATTTAGGGATTCAACCACACTTTTCTTGTGTGATTTTGTTGGTAAATAATTACCCATAATATTCTCCTTGTGGTTTTGTGCGCCTTACCGCCCAAGAATAGTTGACATGGGCGCATCAATAATAAATTGTGCTAGAATATAATAATAAAGTACATTATTCTTCTATATTAATTTCTTTAAACATTTCAATAAGTGCTTCTTGAGTTGAGTCCATAACAGATTCAACAGTTTTAAGACTACCATCTTTATGTCTTCCAATTACCAAAGGCCCCATATGTTTTTTACGAATATCCATAATCTTAATCTGTTTTTCTAACATTAAATCTTTATATTCTTCTGTTTCTATAAAAATTTCACCTGTTACTTTTGATTTTTTTCTTAATTTATTTTCTTTAATTGCATACTCTTTTCCCAAAGCAGACAACTTAGCATTAGAAATTTTTATAGCTCGTTGATAACCCTCATCAGTAATCGGTTTAAATGTATATGGAAGAAATCTTGATATATCTTGGCCTATAGTAGTTTCTGGCTTGCCCAGTTCAGTTTCGTCTGATAATATATTTGCAATTGCACCTCTTGGGCCAAATGTGCTAGGTAATGACATATCCCATAAAAAGGTAAGTATTGCTTGTGCTTTTTCTTGGTTAGTTGATTGAGAGTTCCACAATTCAATATAGCCACCATCTTGAGTAGGTATAGTACCTGTGTGTACTGCTGATAAAGCTGTAAATAAGGGTGTTACGCCCATATTATTTCTTAATTGAGTTATGTCTCCATTAATTGCATTTTCTCCAAACTCAATCCAAAATTCCCAAGGTAATCCATATTCTAGGTTAGTAACTTGGACTCTTCCCTTTGAGTCTTTAAAGGGTAAAACAAGTAAAGCTTTTGAGCTAGCCATTTTATTGCCCATTGCAACTTGTAGCTCTCCGAAACCTTCTTCGTCTATGTCTAATTTATTTAAAGAATAATTTGTACCTAGCTCTGTCAGTAGATATGGCATTAATAAAGTCCAAGGTCTTTTATAAGCCGCCTCTGTAACAAGTGGTAATATTTTTGCTTGATAAGTTATAAATGGAACACCAAAAAAATGTTCTCTTAAAGTTCTTACAACCGGACTAACCAATGAATAATCCATTACCCATTTTTGAGATTGTATTGCTGCCTCAGAGTCTGACAAACCTTTGTTTTTTCCGTCTAGATATTTTACAAATTTATAAAACTCATCTATCCTTGAATAAAACCCAGCAGTTTCACTAAATATTTTTTGTATTGATAAATTAATATTATTAGTTGTTTGAAATTCTTTTTCAACTTGACGCATTGTTTTTAATATTGATTGTATTTCTGCTTGAGACCAAGTTCCTCCAAAAACACCATTTTTACCAGCATTAATAAAATCTGGATGATTTGTTGCCATTTTTTTTGCGGCGCTACCCATTGTTGTAATTATTTCTCCATATCCCATACCAGAAATTGACAGTTGCCAAGGATTAGATAGTATATTCCTCATTACAGTTGGAGGATTAAATGCAACTTTACCAGTTTTCCACAATGCAGTTACTTTTTTTTCTGCGGAAATAAATTTTTCTCCTAAAGTTCTATACTCAGAACCTTCTGTAATTTGAAACATAGACACAATATCATCGTGTATTGCTTTGTTTACAAAAGCTCCAGATAAAGGCCCATATCCTTCATGTATTGGCATTTGTTTAAAGTTTTCTGGAGTTTGACCCATTGTTTCAGAGACTTCTTGTAATTTCATTTCAAGTTTGTTTATATATTCTGCAATAAAAGCTTTTTGAGATTCTTCTGCTTTTGGCAACATTTGCCTATAAACAGTAAGTTCGTGTTGCATTTGACCAATGCTAAGCATCTTTCCATCTACTTCAGCTCTTGCTGGCTGAAATGTAAATCTACCATCTTCTGCTAATAATTTAAAAAAATCATATTTTGCTATATCTCCGAACTCCCTAGTTAACCCAACTGTAATTGGTAGCTCTGGAGTTCTTATTTCGCCTAACTTAGCTCTCATTTCAGGAGTCATTTCTTTTCTTACATTATTATAAACTCCAGACATTTTACTTCTACCACCTAACTGTGGCCCTTTGTCAAGCATATACCTTAAATATATTCTAGTTATATACTGACCTTTTAAATCATTATATGCTTCCTCAGACAATAAACCTCTTTTAACTAAGCCTTTTCCAGCAGTATCAAACAATCTTCTTGTTTTTTGGGTAATTTTTTTCAATTTAGGGTCTTTAATTGATGCAATATCTGCTTCTCCAGTAAGAACTAAATAGCTTAATATTCTGTCTCTTTCTGTATAGTTTTTATAACCAGAAACCAACTCCTCTAATCTTTTTGTTAAATTATACTGTTGTCCTAAAAACTTGTATCTAAATCCAAGATATGCGTCTCTTTGCTCTTTTGGAATATCAGCTAAGGGGTTAAATACTTTTCTTACTTCTCTAATAACATTAGTTAATCCATCTGCGCCCAAAGATTTTGTCATTGGTTTTTGTTGCATAGCAGAGTATGCTAGCGCAAGCTGTTCATCTGTTATATTTTTGCCAGTATAAAAACCATATAAAGCTTCTATTTCTTCATTTGTTAGTGGTTCTCTTGCTTCTTTAAACTTTTTTCTAGCACGTAAATAGTCAACTACTAAGCTTATACCCGGAAAAATATCAGATTTTGCTTTTTCTAGCCCAGATAAATCATATTTATTTTCTAAAGCATCAATTAATTCTTTAGCTTGTCTTATAGAAGCTCTTTTTCTTTGTACGTCAAGGTCTTTTGATGTCTTACCTTCTGACAAATCATTTTTTATTTGACCCCTTAAGCTTTCAACATTTTCTTTTAGTAGGGTGTATTCAGCTTCTTTTTTAGCAGGCAGAGGGTCTTTTGTTACTTTACCTTCAGCATCTGCTCTTATTATTGCATCAATTAATTTTAGCCTACTTAATTTTTTATCATATACTCCAACTTTTTTTGCAACTCTAGATACTTCTTCATAATTATATATATCCATTTTCATCTTGCCCTGATTGTCATAAGCTATTTTTAAGCCATCAACAACCTTTGGTGGTTTTTGAGATTGAATATCTGGATTTTTAAAAGAGTCAAGCAAAGAATTAACAATATCATTTCTATTATTATTTTTAGAATCGTAAACTCCTCTTTCTTTTGCTAGCTCAACAAGAGCATCGTACCTATAAGAAATCTTGTCTGATTTTAAGTTTTCAATTGATTTGTCATATCTATAGCTAGCGGAAGGTTCGTTAACCCCTTCTAAAAGAGCTTCAATTTTTCTTTTTGATTGTTTTCTGTCAAATTTTTGAGTTTGTTTTTTTGTTTTTTCTTTAGGAGGTAATTCTGTTTTAACAGGTTCTTTTTTAGCTGTAGATTCTTTTTTAGCTATAACTTCAGGTTTAAGTGTTACTTTTTCAACAAGTTCACCATTCTTGTTTATATAAAAAACTGGGTCAAGTCCTTTAGCCCCCATATGTCTTTTATGAATTGTTTTTTTAAGACCTTTGTTTGCACCATCTAAAACTTCAACAGCAAAAGACTTTGATGTTTCTTTTATAATTTTAACGCTAGCTCCTCCATCAGATTTAACAACTTTACCCTCTAAACCTGCAACGTCATTCATAACTTGACCAAAAAAATCTCTTTCAGCAATAGTACCATCTGGTTTTCTAGGAAGTTCAGATGGAACGTCTCTATCTAGGTCTAATTGGCTTTCTACTTCTTTTGGCGCGGGTTCTTCTTTTGGCGTAGGTTCTTTTTTACTTGACTCAACTTTGTCTAAAGCCATTTCTTCTTTTAATTCTTTTATATTTTCAAATAATTCCATTTGATGAGACTTACCGACCTTTGGCTTAGTGGCGGGAGCATCAGTTTTTGTAAGTGGCTCTGGTTTAAAATCTTTAAAACCCTCATACATATTTAAAGATAATTTTAAAAATTCTGGATTTGCTTGTGCTGTTTCAAGGCTTTTTAAAATCATTTTGTTTTTAGAAGACTTAGATATGTTGGGCATAAAAGAATCTAAATACTCTCTCATGCCTTCAACTCTTGTCCCTGCTGATGTTCTATGAAAAGACATAAGCATTAAGCCACTTGCAATAGATTGAACCTGAGCTATTTCTCTAGCTTTATTTTTTTCATCATCAGTTAAAGAGTCAAAATTAGGGTCGTCTTCTGGATTTGGAGTAAGGCCATATCCTATTGCGCCAACAGTAGGATATGAAGCAATCCTAGCTAGCTTGCCAAATTCTTTCATTGCTCCTGCACCACTAAACATTGCAGCGTGCCATGAGGATTCTGGTATTCTTTCTATTCTTTCAAGAATGCTTGATTCAACTAAATCAGAGCCTAACTGGGTATGTATGTTAAAACCATACAAATTAGCCAATGTTCCTTTTGCAATTTTTTGAGCTTTAGGAGACTTTGTTGCAACGTTTTCTATTAACTTAGATAAAGGTTTTATTTTTTTTGCTAGCGTAGATGTTCCTATAACCCCTACTTGCCCAACTTTCATTGCTTGACTAAAAGGAATTAACATACCAACAAAATTCCCAACAACATCAGCAACAGCCTCTTTTTTCCCTATTGGCGCATCAGAAACTCTTGTTGGAGTGTATCCCATAGTTGCTGATTGCTCCAAAGCATTATACATTCTTCCTAAAAATTTATCTTCAGGAGCAACAGGTTCTGTAAAAAATTCTGGAACTTGAATGCCTAATTCTCTCCGTACTGCTGGAGCTGTAAAAACAGGACTTCCAAAAGTTAATGCTTCTGCCATCTCTCTTGAATTTTGAAACATAGAAAGCATTGGATTATTCATAACTATTTCAGGATTTGTTTCCATCAAAGTATTTACTTGTCTTTCAACATTAGTCACAGCGTCTTGATACGGGATAGGTTCCATGCTTTGCTCTGGTAAACTCATTCTGTCTTGAACATTTTTTGCAATTTCTGAAGAAAGCAAAGACTCTGCATCAGCATCACCTAATGACTGATTAGAATCTGTTATGTCATCAGATGTTGGATGAACAGGATTGTCAAGAGTGTCTGTTGTGGCTGGTTGCATCCACGCTGGAGAAATATCGGCAGGTGCGTCAGAAGGTAAATCATCAATCTTTATTTCCTCTACCTTTTCTTCTTCAGGAAATAAATCAGAAATAGAAAATTGATTTGACGAACCTGTATTTGTATCTACTATTTCTGGAGAAATAGAATCTTTTTCTTCAGGAAATAAATCAGAAATAGAAAATTGATTTGGGCTAGCCAATTTTAGTTACCTAAGTTTACATTTCTAAAGTTAGACATCATTTTTGAAAACTCTGATTCACTGCCAAATGCAGTTGTATGTAAATAAAACTTAGGAAGAGTCCCTGATGATACACTTCTAGCAAAAACTTGTTCTGCTGCATCAATAATTTCCTCATCTTTTTTTCCTTGTATTTCTTTTGGAAACTGCATTTTAAAATCTTCTATGCTAGTAAATATTGGAACCTTTCCTTGAAACATATTGTCTATTAATGTTTTTTCTTTTTCTAACATATCTTGATAGCCGGGCCATTTTTTATCCATTTTAAAATTTGTATCATCTGCAAATTTAGCGTAAACAGGTTTTAAAGTTTTATTTATTAAATTTTTATAAGCCGTTCTTATTTTTGTTTCTATTTTTTCATCTCTGTCATCTTGTTGCAAAGTAAAATTAGACCATTCAGTATTTAAAATAGGTTCATTTGTATCAAGCCAAGTATAAACACCATTCCTTATGTCAAACTCCCTTGTTCTTCCGTCAGCGTAATATGCGGTTTTTAAACCTTTAGGGTCTTTTGGTGTCTGTGAACTTGGTTTTTGTTTAGTCAAGTTTGCAAATATAGTAGGGTCTACTGGCTGTTGTGTATCTGCCGTAAAATATTGACCACCTTTTTTTTGCAATAAAACAGATTGACCTACTTGATTTTCATCGCTTCCGGGTTTATAAAAAAACTCTTCAGTGGTAAGTCCTTGACTACCTGTTTTTGATGGTTTTTCAATATCTGGAAAAACTCTTTGACCAAAATCATCTTTTCTTTTATCGGCATAATATAAATAACCATCTGCCCCTTGACGAATCATTGGCTTGTCTTGTTGTTGAGCAACTTGAAAGTATCGTTCTCGTTCTTTTGACTGATTTGTTAAATATGTGTCAAGTAAATCAGTAAGCATATTTGCATTAAATGTTGGGTCTCTATATGCCATTATATCCTCCTATGAATATTGTTCTCTTTCTAGCTGTAAATTTCTTATTAAATCCTCTAATCCAAACAATTCTGATTGTCTTTTTCTTTCAAGGTCAAGTTGAGTCAACTCTAACTTTCTTCTAGAATCGTCGATTAAATTTTCTTGAGAACTTCTTAAGGTTTTCATTGTCTCGTCTAGTTCGGGAGTAGATGCAAAAGCAAATCCTACTTTAGATGCTCTTTCCTCTGATTCTGATTTTATATTATATGATTGATTTAAAAACTTTTCTAATCCACTAAGAGCTTCGTCTTGTATTTCCTGTTCTCTTAATAGACCAACGCGTCTAAAATACTCATTTATTCCCCCTGCCCTAGACTCAATGTCTGCTATTGACTCACCTATCATTTTAGATGCTCTCCTAGCTTGTTTAGAACCAGAAGTTTCTCCAAGTATTCCCCACTTTCCCGATGCTGGATGCCATTTAGTAGCCATAATTATCTTCTCCTTTTTGAAAGTAAACTTAACAAACCTAAACCTACACCTAAAAGAGGATTTGCCAACCCTGCTGCGCTAGCAAGACTAGCAGCTCCTGACGCTGCTCCAGAAACATTAGACAAATCACCTCTACCCTTTGCAATATTAGACAGTCCAGAACCTAAGTTAACTAACCCGCCTACAGTTCCAAGGACATTCCCTGCTGTACCAAGTGCAGACACATTGTCTGCGGACTCAGATAATGTCATTCCAGCCTTATCTAATGTATCTGTAGATGGCGTGTATCTAAAAGTCTTACCCGGCCCTACCAACCCAGCAGAATTTTTAGTTGGAACCATGTCGCTAATTATAGCATCGTTTAGCGCTCTTTGCCATCCAAGTTTTTCTGGCGAATTTGCAAAATCAGCTTTATATTTATTTATAACATCTTCAGGAACGTTTGAAAAATCAAACACTTCTTTTTGAGGTGAAAGATTAGCTTTGGGTGCGGTACTAACAGATTCTTCACTCTGTTGGCTAATTTTTTCTATTGGTTGATTAGTAAGGTTATTTACTTTTTTTGGTTTAAGTCCAAATGTTTCACGCAATGTAAGTGGAGTAGCTTCACCACTTATTATTTTTTTTGCACCTTGTTGCATATATTCACCAGCAGTTCTAGGGTCTAACAAAAACTCTTTAAATGTTAAATCTGGATTAAATCTTTGAGCTAAAAGAAATTCGCGTCTTGTTTTTAAAGTGTCAAAACCTGTTTTTCCAAAGCTTTTAATATTCTTTTTTCTTTGTATATCTTCTTGTCGTGCTAGCTCCATATCTCTTCTTAATTTTCGTAATAAAAAATTAACATCAGAGCCAGCTTGCCTAGCTCCTCCTTGATATGATTCTATTAATTCTCTTGCTGTTGTCATAATATTAACCCTTTAATTTATCTATGTAATAAATGAATCTGAAACCTCAAAACTAGCAGTTTCTCCAAAAGGAAAAAATCCAACATTTACTCTTGATTTCATCCAATGTATATCAGCGTTATAATTTCCAGAACCACTATAATCTTCATCAACTCCAAGAAATCCAACATCAACTACTAAATTGCAAACATCTGGATGAGAGTAATTACCATTTGTTGTATTTCCATTTGAATAACAAGTACCACCAGCTCCAGTATGACTTGGTATTGTAAATTGATGTTCTGCATAAATCTTTACTCTATCAACAGGAGTAAAATAAGTATTTTTATTAAGATTATCTAAGTCTCCACCAAAATCACCTAAAGATTTTCCATCTAAATCAATACCAGTGGAATCTTGTTTATCATAACTTCCATTACTATATAAAAATTCGTGAGACTCAGTAGCGTTACCTCCTAAATAATCATAAGAACCACCAGTCACTTTTTTAATTTTTAAAGGATGTCCTCTTTTATGATTGGTATCATTGTGTGAATATGCATTGTTAAATCTTGCTAAAGGAACATATTTTACATAATGATGACAAAAATGTTCATGTTCTTGATTTGAAGGAGTATTGAGATACCATCTTTCACTGCTATCATAAGTAGGAGTTGAGCCAGCTCCATCTGTCCAAGTTGCAGGGCCAGTTGGGCTACTAATAATTCCAGCCCCATGAAGGTCGGATTGAGTTGCTCTAGTTCCAAAAGTAGGATTATGTAAAGTCATTCCACCTCCTACAAAAAACAACATTACATCATAATCTCCAAATGTTTGGAGCTTACCATCTCTTATATCTTCTTGTCTTGGTTCAGCATCATTCCAAGGATATGCGTGTTGTCCCGGTTCTCCTAAATTACTCCATTTATCTTTAACAGCTTGTGCTAAATCATCTTTACTAGCATCGTTATCATTATGGTTTATTATATTAATAGTAAGAAATCCAGATATTAATCTTCTATCTGGAATCTTAATATATTTTTTTATACCTTGAACGTAATTAACTGCTCCCATTATGTACCTGTTGGATATGTATAAGTTGTAGTTACTTCGTTATGAGAACTAACTATTGAATAATTTTGTTGGAAATCACCTCTTCCACTTGTTTGATGATAGTTATCTATTTTATTATGAAATCCATATTGTTGAAAAAGTGTTTGAGCATATTGATTAAAAAATATATCTCTATCTGTATCTATCTTTATTACTTCACCCCCACCTTCCTGTAAAATAACTCCTGTTGCTCCATCTATATTAAGTGTTCCAGTATCATCAATATTACCATCTGTAATAACTGTTCCACCTATTGTAAAATCTGTTGTAGCATCTATAGTAGTACCTTTAATTGTGGTATGTGAGTTTGCACCTATAGGAGTTCCATCTATTGCTCCACCATCTATATCAAATGCACTTCCTTCTATTTCTACTGAACCAGCTTCTAGTTTCTTACCAAGTGTTATTTTTTCTCCACTATTAGTAGTAACAAATGTTAAGTATGCAGTATTGGCTTCCTCTATAACAAGACTGGCTGATTTATTGTCTGGTATTTTTATGGAACTATTATCAGCAGTAAACGTTAAAGCCCCATCTCCCCCACCAAGGCTCAAATCGCCAGTCATAGCCCTTGTTCCATCTACTAATAAATATTGAGGGTGGTCGTCAGCACCAAGACCCGATAAGCCAGAGTGGTTAGACGAACCAGATACAGAAGAAGAAGAAATTGAGGGCCTACCTTCAGGAAAACTACCAGAAGAAGATAAAGCAATCCATCTACCATCTTGTTTTAAATATTGAACAGTTCCAGAACCCTGCACTTTTCTAAATGCAATGTCTCCATCTTTGCCTAATGCATTATCTGGCTTACCTCTACCTAAAGTTGGTTGATTAGACTTTTGATGTATTAATTTTCTTTTTTGTCTATCTAATGGCATTATTTTGGATTTTTCATTCTATAAACAATTGTTATATCATCAATCTCAAATCTATTAGGTACATTAGAGCCTGACTTTTGAAATCTTAATTGAAAAGAATATATGTTATTAGCAACTGATGAAGTTGTAGGTTTTAAAACAGCTTGTTTAAAACTGCTAGAAGTATCTAAAAGCTTATCGCTTGTAAAGTAAGATGGAGAATCAGTCATGTCTTTAAATGTATTAGTAAACCCACCAGCTCCATTAATATCATATTTTACACTAACGTTTGAAGCTCCATTAGACTTATAAGTAACATACACTTTATAAACTTTTTTTCTTACAGAAGGTTGACCAAAATCAATATCTTTAGTAACATATTTAAAATTAGATACCTCTGATGAGTCGGGGTTCCATTTTGCTATTTGAAAATTAGCATTATAAATGTAAATAAGTTCTTGATTTGAATTTAAAGCAAAATTGCTCATAGCAGTTGTAAAAGCAACTGCTCCTTGATGAATTGTCCAAGCTCTTAACAAAAAATCATAAATATATACCCCACCGCCGCGACTTTTAATAAATAATTGTCTCTTTTTTGGTATATAAGCTATATGAGCGTTTTCCATTGTTGTGTCATCAGGGTCAATTCCATTAGGGTCAATAATAAAATTTTCCCATTCTGATTTATTTATCAAAAGCTTACCATCTTTTTCAAATAAATTTTGAACTGTTCTGCCATCATAAAAATAAACTCCAAACAAATTAAACCAAGCAATTCCAAAATCTGTTTTTGTTACATGGTAGTCAAATAAACATCCTTTATTTCTATAAACATCTTCTAAAAAATCTACATTGTCAGAAACATTAACAATGTATAAACTTTTTTGTTTATACTGAAGTATTCTATCTGCATATGTTTCAAGTTTTACAATACTCTCACCATCTCTTATCGCTACATCAACAACTCCTCTATTGCTAGGAAAGCTGTCAAATTTATTTATACTGCTTTTAATCATTCTGTCTGAATGTTTTACTCCGTTTTGCTCTATGTTTCCAATATAAGTTCTTCTTCCATGAACAACTGCTGTTTTATATTTAGCATTAACAGATGCAATTGTAGTATCAAATCCATTCAAAGACTTAAATGTGTCAACAAAGTTTGCTGTATCTGGACTAACTCCTCTAATCAAAGATGTTTTTCCAAGAATATTTCCAGCAGTATTTGCAGTATTTTGAAAAAGGTACGCTGGGGTATTGCTTTCTGGAAACCATTTAAAACCTTGCAATGATGCATTTACATTATCTATATCTAATTCACCAATTAAATAGAAGTTATCATCCTGTTCTTTTTTGTAATAAAGTCTAGAGCCAGATATTCTTTTATTTAGATTGTAATTATAATAAGTAACTCCACTTGAATCATCTGTCCCTGAAAAATCTATACTTGTACCAGTTATTGCTGCGCCATAAGATGCTGATATTCTAAAAGAGTTAGTTTCTAAACTTTGACTTGAAACAAAAAAGGTAGAAGTATTTTTATCTACCCAATTTGCATTTGTTACGCCAGAAAAAGTAACATCGTCTCCAGCAGATAGTCCGTGACCTGACTTGTCTATTTGATGGTCAGAAACATCTATAGTACACTCTGTAAATTTGTAAGGAGAACAATAAATGTCAAAATTAAAAAGAACAGAGTTTCCAATTACATTTACTTTATTAATATTGTAAGAATCTGTATTTGTAAATAAAAACGGCAAAGACTCTTGTTTTGACTCGTCATATAAATAAGTATGATAAAATGTGTATATACCCTCAGAAAAACCTGCGATTGTTGGATTGTTAGCTATAACTATTCCAGAAAAGTAATAATTTAACGTAGCTGTTCCAGTAACCTCAAACTGCCAAGAGTCTAAACCATCTCCGCTAGCATCTCCTTCTGTAGCATTTGCTAATGACATAGAAAGAATATTCCAACAGTCTGGTTCTATATTCTCTTTTGAAAACTCCCAAGTTAAGGTGTCTCCAGACGTGCTTTCTGTATATGTAAATTTTACGTTTGTTAATTTATCATATTCAGCAGAAGTTTGGAAAAAACCAAATAATATATTTTTTTCTTCATTTAAAGTTAAAGAATCGCTTTTGCTTATAATTGGGGAGCTTGAGCTACCGGTTACTTTGATACTCTGGTCTCCAAAAAGAGGGTAATGGTCTGTATTATCAGCTATCGAGGTTACGCCAGAATCACTTACATATCCAGACGCTGTGCTGGTTCTGTCGCTTCTAAATTGGAATCCAACTCTTAAATTAATAGCGCTAGAATCAGAAACGTCATCCCCAGTCCCATCTATAACATTGCCAATGTATTGAGAAGATGAAGAGTTTACACCATTTGAATCGCTTCCCGCATCTGGTGTAGATATTAAACAATTTCCTTTTGTAGGTGTGGAAATATCTTGATTTTCTGAAATCCAATCATTTGTTGTACTTTCCCTTGGGAATGCCCCATTAAAACCTGAAAAGAATTTTGTATTTTTATATCCAAACCATTTTCCACTATTTGTTAGAGAGCCATCTCCTATTCTAAGATTTCCATCTACTACATAAAAAACCGGATGACTTGTATCAAGGGATATTTCATTTGTTGACCAAGCTGTATCAAATATATCAAATCCTCTGTCTGAGGCTGTAGAATTATTATCATATACAATTACTAACGAAGTATCAGCTTCTGTGTTGTCGCTTACCTTCCTATCTGCATCCATTACAAACAATCCTCTGTTTGCTAAGACCACACCGGGATTAGCATTTGCTGAAGAGTTTTCAAAAGAACCTCTAGTGTTAATACTGCCTTTGTTTTGTATTTCTGCGTCTATTAATTCAACGCATTCTATTTCATCTATATCTCTTGGATTAGAACTATTATTTACTCCTCCATGAAATCCGAGAATGTTATAAGTTGTTTTTGGCATTATTTACTTGATGGCATATATGGAGCTAGCGCATTTGCATATTCTACCAACAGCTCTTGATACTGACTTCTATGTAAAATTACAACTTCACTATCTTCATCTTCATTAAAAAAAGTAATTTGTCTCTGCTTAAGTCTTGCGCTAGCACCTAAAACCAATGCGTGTTCTAGCTCGTTTGGAAACTTAGCAACAGAACTATCGCCATGTTCAATTGTCGGATTTTCCATAGAATAATATCTACTTGGATTTGCGCCTGCCGGCTCAGGATATACATAAACATCATTATCATTAAAAGTCCACCTTGGAGATTCGTCTGTTGCAAAAAATATACTGTGAGGATTTTGAATTTTTCCTTGTAATGATGCATCTGCATAAACACAGGAAACATATAAATCAGTGGTATCATCAGACTCTCTTCTTTCAACCAATACTATCTTGCTGTTTTCAATGTTGCTAGCAATTGGATTTGAGGTCACATTAGAAGACTTTGTTGCATACTGTATTAAGATGTCAGGGCTTACTTTATTAATTATGTCAACTGCTGTATCTTGTAAAGCATCTTGAATGGCCTGTTGATTTGCTGTCGCGTCATCACTGCCAAGACTTGCAGTAGCTCCTATTATATCTTCTATTCTTACTTGAAAAGTAGCCATTAGTCATCTGCTCCTGTAGTATTTTCAATAGAACCATTTCTTGTAGTTACAAATACCTGCATTGGATTTGGAATCAAATGAGGCATAGGTTCTTTTGCGCGTGATGTTTCCATGTAGTCTTGCTCTATCTTTCTTGCTAATCCCATATGCCCGCTACCAACTTGAAGATTTCCTCCAAGATTTAAAAAATGACCCAAAGTGCAATGTATTGCTGCTGGAATTAGTTGTTGAGGAAGGTCAACCCTACTTGATAAGCTAGTTTTTTCTTCTGGGCTAGCATAATAATAAACTCTAAGGCCATTATCTGAGCTAGGATTTTTAGTTAAATAAAGCTTGTGTGTGTCTTGTTGCCATGCGCCACCACTTGAATATGCTGTTGTACCGCCACCTGAAGAATCAACGGCTACAGAAAAACTATTATCATCAACTTTTGTTATGGCTAGTCGCTTACTATTTAAGTGAGAAACTTTACTAGCGGTTACATAGTGACCTTTAATTTCGCTAAATATAACAAAGTCGCCAGTTGCTAGTCCATGAGAAGTAGACGTTACTACAGTTGGGCTTGCTCCTGTCACGCCTGTTATAGACCCATTTGAAACATCTGTTTTGATATAATAACCAATTTTAGATACTTCATCATCATCTACATTAGATATGATTGCTGATTCATCTACAAAAGGAACATCTGTCTGGTCTAGCTCTACCTTATATATTTGCCCAGAGTAATTTGCTTTTGTAAAAATATACTCTTTACCGCTAGCAGTAAATGTTTGTGAGTCTTTTTTACGAACCGCCCTCATTGCGATTTCTTTTATTGCTTGGTCAAAGTATATCTCAATTAAGTTATGAGACACAGGCAGTTCTATTCCACCAGCTATAACCCCAGCATCAATAAGTTCGTATGCTTCTTGGTATCGCATTTTTCTTTCTCTTTTTACGTTTTTTACGAATACGAGATTTTTTAGTTCCTAACGTGGTCATCAACCTTGATGTACCATCGCTAAAATTTGTTGCTCCAGTTCCGTATGTTATTTCTTTCATTCTTAAACCTATTTGAGGGCGGTTGCCCGCCCCCAAACGATTATTAGGTTTAGACCAGCTTTAGAACAGCATGGGTTTGTTCGTTACGAACTTCCATACCAACTTCCATTAGCCATTCGTCAGTTTGACCATCACGGCCATCCTGAACGATGTCTTTACGAAGTTGCATATCGCGACCAGCCAAAGGACGAACTGAAAAGTTCGCAGGGTCAATCGCAATTGCATAATCTTCATATGCGCCTTTTAGATAAGGATGAGACACAAAGTCAAGTTCACCAACAGGGCCGAGATAAGAACGAACTCTTAATCCACCCTTGGTTTCTTCACCAGAATCATAGAATCCAGTATCTGCACCTCTTGTCATGGATGCTAACTTAACCATCCACTTATTTGATGCAAAAACTGTTTTTCTCATGCTACCTGCTACCATATCTGAGAATATAAATTCAACAACTGAATCCATAGCATTTAAATCACCACTAGAGTAGTTTAATTGCAGATTTGTGTTGTCAAATCCATTCAAAGATGAAATAGAACCATTAGAAGTTCCAAGACCTATTCCTTGAAATGTTCTTTTTGGATTTTCAGAGCTAGCATCAAGAGAAATGGCTCCATTAGTAAGCATTGCCCACTCAATATCGCCCTTAATCTTAGCTAGTTTTCTAGCTTGCAACCTTGAAAGCTCAGGGCCACCATACTGTTGTGACACCTTTGCAGTGTTGGTTATTGTGTATGGCTCGCGAAAAATTTGCGTACAGTTTTTCAACCTACGTACTTTTTTACGAGTCTCAATACCAACAGCAGAACCTTCAGCAATTCCAGATACTCCATTTTCTCTATCAAAGTAATCATTATCAGTAATATCTGCTAAAGTAAAATTACCTTTAATGTTGTATCCGTAATATCCTGTTGCAGTTCCAGCATCATAGAATTGACCAGCATTTGCAACATAGCTTAATGTCAGCACGCCAGCAGCGTCTGCTGTTATCAAAGCACTTGCAGACTTTTCTACTAAATAAGCATCTAGACTTCCATGAGCGTGTGCTCCAATAAACTGAACCATTTTATCTGTTGCGCTAGCATGGTCAACATCTTTACCAACTGCAATACAAATTAAATGGTCTGCACCAGTTTCAACAGCAGCACTTCCACCAGCAACGCTAAAAGAATATATACCGCCAACTTCAAACATTTCCATTTGCGCTTGTCTTTCTGCAATAAGAATAGACTTTAAGCCATTTGCGCCACCTGTTGCTGTATCAGCAACATCTGAAGAAGTTATATTAAACTTCTCGCTTTTTTTAATCATGTACTCGTCTTCCATCCACTCGAAAATAGGGACTGGAGTCAAAACTGACTGTTGCCCAAAAAGTGAGAAAATGGGAGTAACATTTGGATTGTAGTAGTGGATTTTGTCACCTAATTCTAAGACCTGTCTTTGAGACCCGTCTGAGAATTGTAACGCAGTTCCAGCACCATAACTTGTTGTAGACATTTCTACCTCCGTTTATGTTACAGCAATGCTACAATCCTATATAGATTATAGCACTACGTATTTGTATTATTAAATTCCATAATTCCTTTCCAAAAATCATCAACTGCTTTTTCTTCAGGTTCAATAGCTTGAGGAGCGTTACCACTTACAGAGGCCGCGCTATTCTGCTTGTTTTTCACCTTTGGAGCCTGTTGAGCTACTTCTGGTTTGGAATTATTCCCTTTGTTTGACAACGTTTTCCAAATCTCAACTAAGTTCTCCTGAGATACATTATTTGGGTCAGCCATAAATTGTCTATATTCAACAATATCTGTATCGCTTAACCCCATTTTCTGTAACTCTATAGTCTCTGCGTCAAATGCCTGAGACTGACTAAGCTCAGACTTCAACTTTTCAACTTCCAGCATGGCTTGAGTAGCGCCCTGACTTATAAGCCATTTGTCATGCTCTGCTCTCCATTTTGCGGAGCTAGAGTTTTCAATGCTTTCATCGAGAATATCATAATCATCTGGCTTAACAGGCGGTGCATTCATGTCCTTTTGTTTTTCTTGAACTGACTCTGTCAGCTTTTGAACTACATCTGGATTATTCGAAAGAAATTCATCTAACTGCGCTAGCTTTTCATACTTACCCTTCTCATTAGCCCATTCATTTCTATCTTTATCGGACTTCGATTGAAGTTGTTTATATGCGTCAGCGAGTTTCTGAACTCCTTCCTCATCATTTGCGAATTTATTCTCAATTAACCATTGCTCAACTTGAGATTGCTCATTTGGTTCTTCATTGTCATTATTCTCATCAGGTTGAGTTTCTAGAACTTCTTCTTCCTGAGGTTCTTCAACCTCTGGTTCCGGTGAAGAGCCTGAGTTGAACTCATCAAGTTCAGCTAAAAGGTTATCTTCGTTCATTACTTCTTCCTGATTGTTTTGGTCTTCATTTGTCATTCGATGCTCCTTAAAGTTATCCGCTATGCTTGCGGAGCTTTTGGTTCTGAGTTAATCGTTTGTTTTGCAATAGATAGTTCTTCACCGACCATGCGAGTCCTATCTCTTTGTCGCGCTTCTTCCAGCTTAGCATTTGATTTGATTTTGCTTACTGCCTCACTTACAGGTTTGGTAGCCTCGCTAATTTCAGCTCTCATGTTAGCATGAAATACTTCACGCTCTCTAGTTTGCAAGTCACCTTGCATTCTTTTGAGTTCTTGTTGCGCTTGTTGCAATTGCGCTTGTAAGTTTCCTATCTCTCCCATTCTTTGCATAAGCGATGCTTTATCAATATCGCCTTTCATATTCATAATAACTTGAGTTTTATCATAAATACCAGCACTCAGAAGAGTTAAATCTTTTTGAAGTTCAGCCATTGGCGACTTACTTCTAGTAGAACCGACTACAACTCTAACATCAAATCTAGCCGTTTCCATATCATATAATTTCTTAACTGCACCTGTTTTGTCATCAATAACAGGAATATTTAATCTTACTTCATTCTCATCGCCTGTGGGGCTTACAATTCTTAATGTTCTCTGTTGGTCATAAACATTAGGCATCCATTGAGTAACAACCTTTGCAGTTCTTGTAAGCATATCATATATAGGCAATATTTTCCAATTTTGTTTTCTTGATGATGATTCATCCATTATTTGCGCCTCACCAACAGTACCGGGTGCGCCTTGAGCGTTTCCTTGAAGAAACTTATAAGCGCCAAAAACTGTTTCTATATCAACCTCGTATCTGCCTTTTTCTGCGTATAAACTTGATGATACTGCTGGTGGAGCAAATTCTTTTATTTTACCAGATGCCAATGCTCCGGGGTTAGCTCTTATTATAGCATTTGGTATATGCCACTTTTGTATTTCGCTAGCATCTATAGCACCATCTTCATACAGTAGCTTAAAATTAGTAGTAGCATTAGTATGAGATATAATTAAAGCCTCAGTTCTATTTAACATTCTCTGAGGAGTCTTTGCATGGCGAACATCTCCACTTGGATATGGTGTTCCAGCGTGTTCGTTACAGGCAACAGCTATAGGGTATTCAGAGATAGGTAGTATTTCATCGTATAAAACAGTATCTCCGACAACAAATACTTCCCTGACTCTTGTTTTGTAAACAAGTTGCTCTGTAATAATTCCTTGCTTAATAAATTCTTCGTACTGGTCATCTTTTACAAGTTCTTTATACTCATCCCTAGTATAAGTTTGAGTTCTACCAGTATTTGTATCTAGAATAAGAGCATGAGGTACATTTACTTTTACAAAATAACAATATTTCCTTACTCTACTTTGATGGTCTAATACGCCATTGCCTTTTGTTTCAATAAAATCTCTTGAGTATTTACCAGAACTTTGTTCGTTTCTGTAGTGGTCTTCTTTGGCATCGTCTATTTGTTTTGCATATTGTGGAAATAAAATTTTTAAATGTTCTTTTGTATGCAAATCAGAGTATATAATTGCGCTAGCATCTGAAAAATCTGGTAAAGAACTGTTTGGGTCAACAAATATAGACTCAGGTGGCATTCTTTTTACTTTGATTGTTCCAAGTCCACCATCTCCTTGGTAGTCAGGATATATGTACATATAAGCTATACCCTTAACAATAAAATCTTTACAAGCCTGCCTAAAATGTACATCCGCATCAGATTCGTACCATATTTTATCAAGTAGTTGGTCAAAGACGAACGCCGCATCATTGTCTGTTTTGCCCACAGCGTGAACATCCCATTCAGGAGCAGATGCGGCGATATTCGCTAAAACCTGCTCGACGGCGGGACGTATTTTGTTGTTAGCTTCGGGGGGCTGACCCACACTGAGCAAGTAATTCTTTTGAGACCTTGTAAGTTGAGAACCTAAATAAAACTCATGGTCTTCCGCCATTTGATAACGATATTCGCTAGAAGAGCTTTCGAACAATAAATAGTCCGACCTTACCTCTTCCGCCGAAATTTCTTTTGTTTCTAGCTTACGTAAGTCTAACATATGTTATGTTATAATCTTACAAAACTAGAACCCAATATTCAAAATTTTTTATTTAATAAAATTAAAGTTGATATTGGTACTAATAATAACTCAGAGGTATTATCATCTCCGCCATTTACTTTGTGCGCTAAGTCGTTTAAATACATATACTTAACTGCTTTTCTTAGTTTATCAACTCTAAACATCAGCATGAACTTTACATCATTTTCTATAGTAAATACATGAATCCACCACTTTGCTTCTGTTGTTGAAATACCTGACGGCTTACCTCTAGACTTTATTTCTATCGCCGCATTACCAGTATCAGCCCATATATCTCTTTCAGTTTTTACCTCAATACTGCCTTCACCTTCAAAAAGGTTGCGTATTTTTTCTTCGTATATTTGACCAAAGTCTAGGTCAATGTCAAAGTTTCCCACTATGCTTCAACAAAATCTGCTGCGCTAAACATTTGACCAGTCTCCCAGTCAACTTCAACTATTGGAGGTGGAGCCATCCAGTCTCCATCTTTATTCTGTTCTACGTCAGGAGCCCATATATCATCAATAGCCCAACGAAGTGCATCTAGCGTATCTTTTTTAAACGTACCATGCTCTTTAAAGTTTAGCAACTCTGTTTCTAGCTCTTCATGGCTTTCTTTTAGAAATACAGAATGAGATGCAAAATGCGGTTGCATTTGCTTTATTCGGTAATACTTAGCCTTTATAGCCTTTCTTGTGTTTATATTATAAAACCTTCCAGTTTCCTTTGAGTGTCTTCTAACATAATCTGCTAGCATAACATGACCAGTCTCTTCAATTTTTATATCTCTTGGATGATACATATCTGCTAGCTCAAATAACTTGTCTGCTCCATCCATAGGAGCAACTTGACCTCTAAAATAGTCAAGAACATATATATTATATTCCTTATCTACAGCTATAACCATAATAACAGTATAGTCAGCTTTTACATTTTCGCTTGATGCTGGGTCAACTCCTAAAAAAATATTTACTGGTAACTGAACTCTTCTGCCTTCATCAGTTCTCATAATAAAACTTTGGTCTTTTTCATACATATAACGGCCTTCCCAGTAACGCATATCTTTTTGTTTGAATATACGAAAGCTGTCATCAACCGGAATGTTTTGATACTCTTGGTAAAAATATGCTATATCTCCTTCGGACTTCAATCTTTCTTTCTCTCCCATAAGCCATGAGTAAGGTCTTCTATCGGGCCACAATACCTTTACATTACCTTTCTTATCTGTAAACTCATTGCCTGAGGTTGCAAACTTTCCATGAGGCAAATCCTGTGGGACTGCCTGAAAAAATAAAGACTTCCAACCCTTGACCTTATAATTACCTTCTTTATCATATGCTAGCGGGCCAGCAATTCTGTTTAAGTATGCATCTGTATCTACAATTGTACCTATAAATACAAGCTTTGCATCTCCACTACCCGGAATAACTGCGGCATTAAGCCATCTTCTAAATTTATCCCTTGCAGTAGGGGTAGTGCTATTTGACTCGCCTTCCCCATCGTCAATTATTGTTAGAGTTGGACGATATGCACCATACTTTAAACCACGAACTTTTTGTCCTGTACCACGTATAAGGCACTTACACATAACATTTGGCCTGCCATTTTCATCTATACCGCCTACTATTTCTTTTTCTTCCTTACCCCATATCGGGCCTTTTCTATCTCCAAAGAAGTATTTTATCTTAGGATTAAATTCAATCTCGTTACCAATTGCTTCTAGGTTATACTTTGACTGCATTTCAGATTCTGAAATCAACAAGAGAAACCTTTCTTCACCAAAAAGTATTCTATGTAAAGGATATATTAAATTTATAAAGGTAGACTTAGCATGGTCTCTAGGCGCTACAACAGCTAGCTTATCTCCGCTATCCATGTCAATTAGGGTTTTTGCTATTTCTCTATGAAAATCAGGTGATTTAGACCTACAATGATAATGCATAGAGTTATCAGGGTCTCCAAACAATACTTCAGCAAATGTAAATATATCTAAATACATTGCTTCTAGCATAGATTGTTTTGTATCAGCTTTCCCCATGTTCCCCTGTAACGTTTTGTAATAAGCTCAATTGTTCTTTATACGAATCTACTTCTTCTAGCAATTCAAGAATAAACTTAGCAACTTCACCATCTACAAAATACTGCTCATTATCAATATTTATCAAGCCCGGCTGAGATGTGTCTATGTCTTTACTCTTGGACTCTTGATGATGTGTGAATTTCTTCGTTTCTATTATCTTTTGTGCCATACGTTGTTTCCGCAATAGATTTTCTTACAGTAGCTAATTTTTTAATATCACCATCAGATAATGCAAATACGCCTTCTATTTGTTCTTCTTTCTTTTCTTTGGTAAGATGACCAAGCATATCGCTTACTCTGTTTAATGCATTTAGCTTAGTAGCTGGAGGTATATCTATATCTTCAATAATATTCTTATATTGACTTGCAACATAATCATCATCCATTCCTAATGCACTTAGCTTGTCTCTCATATTCATAGCAATGTATTCCCTTATGTGTTTTCTTTTTAATATACCCATACCACGACGCAATGCTTGCTCAGGGTTATTATCTTTATAAATTGACTGGTAAGCAAGAATAATAGACTCAGAATCCCACATTCCAAGCTTATCTGTCTTGCCTTTTAAAAACAAAGCATCTACAAATGTCCTCTGTTTTGCAGTTGGTCTTACGTTTTTTATTAAATCTTTTCCAAAATAGTATTTATCACGATAATAATTTGGTTGTTCCTGAGCATATACGTGTTTTTTGTGGACACCGCACTCACCATATCCAGTGCGAATAAAAATATAAGACTTTTTAACATTCGAAGGGTTTTCTTCTCTTCTTCCAATAACCTGAATAACCTTTCCATCTTGAGTTTTTATCCAATCGCCTACCTGTGCGGTTCTCCAGTCTTCTATTGGTGTTATATTTTTTTGCTTAGCCTCATCTTCAGTATAAACATCAAATGTCTTTCCTCTGCATTCAATCTTCATTACTTAACAGGTACTTCATTAAAATAGTATTTATATTTTCTAAATTTGGAAGGTTTTTTCTAAACTCAGAAGGAGCAGTAATATCAAGACCAGACCTCATAGTAGATAACCTTGCTTCTTTAATATCTTCAATTCTGTCTTTTATATTAAAATCAACATCTTCCGCAACTGGTAAATAGTTCATTCTGTTTAAAAATGGAGCTAATGATGGATTTTCAACATAATCAGTACCTTTTCCTGAAGTTATAAGCCTAAAAGCAGCTAAAGGGTCATACTCCATTCCGGCTCTTTCCATATTTTCTTTTAACATATTTATAGAATCTCGCACTGCCTGTTTTTCTTCTTCTCTTTCAAACCATTGCCCAGTTAAATCTAATAAAGCATTATCAGACATTCTTTCTGCATGACCTCTTTCGTGAGCCAAAGTCATATCGTACATCATTTTCTCTACTGGGTCAACTGGCGCTTGTGGCATAAAAATATCTCTATTTTTTACAAATCCTTTTACATTTTTATAATCATCTCCTGAGTAAATATCCATTACATCTTGAACATTAACTTCATCTCCAAACTTTCCTCTATTTCTATTTGTCATTCCAAGATTTTGTAATTTATCTTGATAGTTTTTAATACCTTTATCAAGAGCTTGACGAACATTAGTTTCATCAGCGCCAGATGCAACGCTTCTATCTATTCTATCTTGGTATGAACTTTCAAGATTTCTTAGGTTTTGCAATGTTTGGAAAAATTCTTCCCCTTTTTCTTTTTGTTGTGTTCTTCTAAAATCTGAAACTGCTTTTTGTCCCTGAGGAGAGTCTTGAACCCTATTTATCATATTTTTCATTGTTAATAAATAATCTCTAGGAGAAAATTCATTATCATTTTTTGATAAATAAGAATTAAGTATATTATTATCTGGTTGCATTACTAGGCATTACGTACTTTTCTAGCAATTGACTTGCTATACGTAGCTTTTCTACGTGACCTAGCGTTTGCAACGCGTTTTTTTCTATTTGTACTAGCTTTTTCAGAGGGAGAAAGACTTTCTCTAACAGATTTTGGCAGATAACGACCTCTTTTTGACTTTGGCTTCTTTTTATCGCCCTTTGAGACATAATCCCACTTTTGGTCGCCCCATTTTTTAAGCTTATTTCCGGATGATTTCTTTCCAGAGTAGGTTCCGCCAGCATCTTTGTAATATTTAACAGCAAGTTGCATAGCTCTGGCAGAGTGCTTTCCGCCCATTTTGGCTTTTGCCCTAGCTTTTGCCCTAGCCCACTTTGCGGGGTCTTTCTTTTTTGCTGTTCCTGCCACTATTTTTTCTTTTTCTTAGACTTCATAATTGCTTGCTGTAACTTTTTTGGTAAAGTTTTCTGCTTAGCACTTAATATAGTTTTTTTTTACCTTTTGGCATTCTTGGTTTAGCTTTTTTTGGCTTACTCATTTTTTTATAACCTTTTTTACCCGGCATGATATTCTCCTATTTGGATTTTTTATGTCTGTTTGCAAAGTTTCTAGCGGCCTCAACAGAACCAAAGCCCCAAGCTTTTAATGCTAGCGCTTTTCTTGTTGGTCTGCCTTTTGAATCTTTCATTGGCCCTTTCATTCCAGCAAATCTTGCGGCGAAAGAAACTCTTCTTGGATTGGTTCCGCTTTTAACAGGTGCTTTTAAAGTTCCGCCAGTCTCTCTTTTGTAGCTAGCTCTGCCTTTAGCATTAAGTCCGCCCTTGGGATTTTGTCCCTCTTTGCGTCTCCATGCTGCGCTTTTGCCTTTTCTAGCACTTGTTCTTTTTCTGATTCGTTTCATTAAAGCGGTAAATTGTTTTTATCCTCTACTTTGAAAGATACATACTCTTTACCCGATTGACCAACCTTTTTCCATCCTGCAACCTTAACTTCTCTACCACCAACTTTACCTTGGCCTGTATAGTCTGGCTGAGTGTCTTTAGTTTTGTTGTCGTTGTCAAAAATAGTGAATGTATCATCTTTTATTTCGTATGGCATTGTTGCTCCTGATTTTGTTAAAAA